GTCGACGGAGACTGCGCCGGCGTCGTACCGGGTTGAGGTGATGATGGCGTCGGCGGCGAGGCCGACAACGGTGGCGGTGTAGATGGGCTGGGACATGGGTGGCTCCTTGTGGTCGAAGGATGTGGAGTGCCGACGGGGTGAACGGGTGGGGGTTCCGCAGAACACCCCGTCGGCGTGTGCCTCCGCTTGCGCGAGGCGGGTGGCGGTGGGTGGCCGCCACGACTGTGGGACTCAGGGGTCCAGCGGAAAGATCGTGATGCTGTTACACGTCGTCGGGTCGATGTGGTGGCCGCGGATCACGCTGCGGATCACGTCGTCGTCGCTGATCCCCGACACGTACTCGGCGAACAGGGCACGGTCAATGGCGATCTCGAAGTCATCGGAGTCGCCGCTCATGCCGGGAACTCCACGCCAGTGGATGAGACGAGGACTGCCGCCGCAGCGAGTCGCGCTTCACACGCGTCGCACTCGCCGGAGTGGTTCCACGTAGTCACGGGGTGGCGGCGGTCGTGCCACGGGCAGAGGACGGGGTGCTCACGGGGCTGGTGTTCGGTCATGCCGCACCTCGCAGCAGTGACCGGAGTTCGACACCAGTCTGTGTGGCGATCACGGCGAGGTCGTCCACCGTCATCGCCCGAGCGCCACTCAGGCGGGTCGACCAGAACGCATGCGAACGGCCCGTATTTGTGGCGAGTTGGCGCACGCTGAGCGATGCGCGACCGAGAGCAGCACGGGCCTCAGCCGCTAGTGCCTCTCGGGGTTCCGTTGTGCTCATGTAGCACACTTTGGACCAACGACGTATCGATGTCAAGCATTTCTGGACATTTCTGTGGCGGCGTGTCATGGTGAATGGGTAAGGCCCGCCTTAGACCCACGGCGCAGCTTCCCCCTAACGCCACAGGAGGTCGACGATGAAGCCACGGACGCACCACGCAGCAGCGCTCGACGTTGCAACAGAGATCAAGGTGTGGGCGGCACGCCGGCGCTTGACACAGGTCGAGCTAGCCGAGCGAATCGGTCACGACCATACGTGGGTGAGCAAGCGGCTGGCGGGTCACGTCTCGCTGTCAGTCGATGACCTGCTCGAGTTCGCGGATGCGCTTGACGTTCCCGCGACAGAGTTCTTTCGGCTGGCGGACTTTCCCACCAACCCCGCAGCCGCCTAGCGGGCAACGGCCTCAGCGATAGCGTCAGCGACGTCATCCGAGGCGGCGGCGTAGATCGCCGTTGTAACGGGCGACGAGTGCCCCATCTGGCGACCGACGGCAACGAGATCTCGGGTTGCCTGGTAGGCGAGCGTTCCGTAACGGTGCCGGAGTTGGTGGAACGTGTCGTCGATGCCCAGGCCTCGGATCGCCCGGTTCACGCGCCGTTGGAGGACCGCCGCGGAGGTTGGGGTGCCCCCGCCGTTCACGACGTTCCCGCCGACGTCCGGCAGTAGCTCGTCAATGAGGACAGCGCCAAGCGCGACCATGCGGGACTTGCCGCCCTTGCTGTGCCAGATCCTCGCTCGTCGCGCTTCGATGTCGACGTCGGCCCAGTCGAGCGCGGCGACCTCAGACACGCGCAGCCCGGCGTAGGCACCGAGGGACACGGCGCGGCGCAGGTCAGGCGGGAACGAATCGAGCATGCGGCGCAGGTCCGCGCGAGACGTGGGACGCGGTAGGCCCTTGTCGACTCCGGGCGCGTCGAGCCGTGACGTGGGGTCGTCGGCGCGGTGTTCCCAGCGGGCGGCCCACTTGTAGAACGCGCGGAGGCAGGCGAGGTCGTTGCTGCGGGTGGCGGGTGCGAGGTCGCGGCGGGTCGACCACCACAGCTCGACGTCCTCACGGGTCGCGGTGCCTGCAATGCCGATGGAGCGGAGGACGCGGGCGCGGGCGGCGATGGTGTTGGGCGGGGTGCGTTCGGCGCGCAGGTGCTCGAGCCACGCTGCCGACAATTCATCCATCAAGGTCGCCGTCCCACAGGGCATCCTGGGGGTCGTCCGAGTCCGTGTCGACAGACTCGAGGTTGCGGACGGCCTGGACGTAGTACGACGGCTTGAGTTCGATGCCGATGCTGATGCGACCGAGCCGGACGGACTCGTAGACCTCAGACCCGACTCCCATGAACGGGGTCAGGACGCGCTCACCGGGCGCCGTGCGGAGTTGGACGTATCGCGCGACGACGTCGAGCTGCAGCGGGTGGACGTGCTTCTCGTCGTCCGGATCCTTCGCATCTCGGAACGGTAGGACGTGATCGAGCCGGATGTCGTCCCACACGGACGAGGCGTATCGGCGCCAGATCCAGTGCGAGTAGCGGTTCTCGGTCTGCTTGCCTGGCCAGTTGCGGAACTTGAGCAGGTCGGCCGGCACCGACTCGGACCCGGCGTAGTAGTCGAGCCCGGTCGGGTGGACGGCGGGCTCGTCGCTGCCGCGCTTGCGGAAGATCAGCAACTCGTCGGCAGATGCGACGCCGCCAAGGTTGCCGTCCTCGACGATGGTTCGGTGGGACAGGTTGTGCTGCATCGTCCGATTGCGAACGGCGAGAGGCTCTTTCCAGATTGCATGTCGGCCGATCCAGTCCCATCCGAGTTCCTCGTGGAGTCGGATGACGTCCCCAGGGAAGTCAAACAGGGAGTCTCGCCCCGAGTTGCTCGATGGGATCGGCGCGGCGTGGACTCCCGTGGTGCGACCGGGCTTCGTGAGTCGGTGCAGTTCGGAGACGAACATGCCGTAGTGCTCGCGGAACTCGGCGTAGTCGCGGGCGTTGCTGACATCCCGGTCGCTGCTCGAGTAGTGGTACAGGCCAGCGAATGGCGGGGAGTAGATCGACGCGTGGATCGACTCGTCGGGGAGTTCTGCCATGACGTCCATCGAGTCGGCGTTGTAGATCGCCCACCGGTCAGTGATCTGCGAGTTCAGGACGCCAGCCATGCCGGTACCTCCACGGGGTGGTCGTAGGTGGCCCGATCGATGTCGCGGGCGTGGTTCATGTGCTCGACGAGTGCGGTGAACATGGCGTCGGCCTGGTCGGCCTTGCGTTGCAGGTTGGCCAGGACGTTTCGCCCGCCCTCAGTAGTGATGACGTCGACTGTGACCTCGTGGTCCTGACCGAAACGCCACATCCGCCGAACCGCCTGGTACCACTGCTCGTAGGAATGGGACGGAAAGTAGGTCATCCGGTGGGAGTGCTGCCAGTTGAGGCCCCACGCGCCGATCGTCGGCTTTGTCACGATGAACGGAATGTCGCCCTCAGAGAAGCCTCGGAGCTTGCCCTCCTTCTCGTCCGGTGAGTCACTTCCGGCGATCTCGACGGCACCGGAGATGAGCCGCGCGAGCATGGCCGACTCGTCGTTAAGGTGACACCAGGCCACGCCCGACGTCGCACCCGACAGGGCTTGCGCGGCTGCCTCGCACCGCTCGACGAGAGTACGCCGGGACTCCTCGCGCTCTTCCCTCAGTCCGTAGGCGGGGACGTCGAACAGGGTGCCCTCGGCTGGGCGGTTCGCGTGGACGATCTGCTCGCGGACGCTGAGCGCGGGCAGGGTGAACCCGCCATCGTCATAGCCGAAATCGGATGGCTTTCGGATGGCGCGCGCCCAGGTGGAAACCCACTGCCAGAACGGTTCCTCGGCGTGGCCCTTGAGTCGCCACTCGACAGCCTCGCCACCCATGCCACGACCGCGCGAGGAGGTCGACCGCTGCTTGTTCGTGAAGAATCGGGTCAGCATGTCGATGTGTCCGAGCCCGCCGAGCGCCTCGCTAGAGGTGCCGAGTTCGATCCAGTCATTCGGCGCGGCCGTGGCGGTTCCCAGTAGGCGGTACGGAAGTCGGCGGGCGAACTCGGTGACGCGCTCACGGGTGGTTCCGTCAAAGCTCTTGAGGATGCTCGACTCGTCACAGACGATGCCGGCGAACTCGTAGGGGTCGAACTTCGGCAACTGCTCGTAGTTGCTCACGGTGATCGAGGCGTGGACCTTACCGTCGCGAGACAGTGCAGCATCGTGACCGAACTTTGCGGCCTCGTTCACGACCTGGAAGCCCACGGCGAGCGGCGTGAGAAACAGCACCGGGCGGCCGGTCTGTCGGTGGACCTGCTCGGCCCATGCCAGGGACATCGGCGTCTTGCCCAAACCGCAGTCCGCGAACATGGCCGCGCGACCCTTGCGGGTGGACCATTCGACGATGTTCCGCTGGAAGTCAAACAGGTGCGACGGGAGGTCGGCGGGCTCGAACCCGCCGTCGTTGGCGAGTTGCGCCTTCCGCGCGAGGAAGTCGGCGTAGGTCACTTCGCACCGTCGCACGGCCACGGCTGCCCGCACTTAAGGCAGAACTCGCCGTAGTTGGGTGGGCGCCCGACGAGCTCGAGGACGAGTGAGGGGGTGTGGTCCACGGCGACTCCATGCGGTTGGGGGAGAGTGTCACCGGGCGAGGGTCTTACGCGCGCCCACCAGCCCGGTCGGTTGTGAGTAAGGGACCTCGCCCGGTGACAATCGAGCACACTACACGCCCAATGACGAATAATCTACCTTATCGGTCAATCCCGTGCTAACGTCACACCCACGTCAACACCCCCGACCACGGAGCAACCCCCATGAAGCGCACCGCAGCCACCGTCCTGCTATCACTCGCTATCGCCGCGTAGTTTCCAACCCGGAACCGTGGGAAGGTTGACCCCGTGAGTCGCCAGGGATGGATCGTCGCCGCACTCCTCGTCGCGTCCGGGGCGGGGGCGTTCCTCGTCAATCAGTCCAAGTCGTCCGCCGTGACCGACCCCGGTGGTGACGCGATCTACGCCTGCGAGCAGGCCATCCCCGCGCACCTCAAGTCGGGGCGCGCGGACCACTTCGCCCGCGAGTACGCCTCGCGGTTCTCCACGGGGTTCGAGGTCGGTGGCACCGTGTACGCCACCAACTCATTCGGGGCGGTCGTGTCGCAGGACTTCACCTGCCAGGTCGCACACGATGACCGCGAGGCGACGTTCACTGTCACATCGGTGACATTCCCCTAACGACGAAAGACGCGCCGCCCTCGACCCGGGTCACGGGGAG